TGTAGAGCTCCTGGGTGGCCCATTGTGCAAGCAATCCCTCCAGTATAATCAAGGCATCTGCAAGCTCATCACCCTGTACACTTTCGCCAGCAGCAAGAATTCCAAGTTGCTTAAGCGACATTTCAACAATTCTGCTGACTAGCATTTTTAATGCTCCATAAAAAACCGCCCTTTCGGCGGTCATGTTTAATTTTCTTCCAGAACTTCAGAAAGCCCATTTAAAGCTAATGCAGCCTGCCAGTTCTCCTGAGCATCGCCATCAAGCATCAGGCGCTCATACAGAAACTCAAGTGATGGTTGTAACTCGGTAGGAACTACAGCGGCACGCAAGTCGCCATCGGAAAACATAGCGTAATCTTCAGGCTTCCACCAGGAATGACAGCCCCAATAGATGCCATCTTCACCTTGTAGTTTCACAGAAAGGTTATTAGGACCGCATCCGTAGAGTTCAGCAATCTGGTTAAGCGCGTCTTTGTGAGTATCAGGGATGATGTTTACGACTGATAAGTTAAACATTCAATGTCACCCCTGTACGTTTAGCGAATTCTTTTTCGATAGCTGCTGTTTCATTATCTGACGTTAATTTACCTATCCCGATAAGACCGTAGATATGACCGTTGAAAGGTAGTGCTGTACCACCTCGTCGCCCAATGTATAAAGGATAGTTTCCGTAAGAACCTGAACCAATTAACCCAGTTGGAGATTTACCTGCTACTACTGCATTTACATATATCTCTGACTTTTGTGTGGCTATTGTACCTACACCCCGTAGAACAGCAGATATAGGCGCGTTGTATATAGGATTTAATGCTTGCGCGTAGTTTGTTCCTAGAGAACCTCTTGATAGAAATTGGAATTTTGTAGCACCTCCCGACGCGGGAGCAAATAAACCAAAAGTACCATTCACAGTAATTGTGTCAGAGCCTAATTCAGCTACGACAGCGGTTGCAGCATCACTCAACTTACGCACACCAGCAAACAAACTCACCTCATCCGTACCTGTGAAATCAATATTATTTGTCTGTAAGAAGTCATCACTACCATCAAACTCTAAATAATTAGCACCTGTTACAGCGTTTTGACGAAGAATAGGTCGAGAAGCTGAGTTGGTTTGAAATGCGTGATTATTTCGTCCCGATTTATCCCGAATTAATCCTACAGGCTGCCCCGCAGCCGTAACCGGCACAATCCCTGCTGCATCCTGATACATCGTAGACAAGTCATTTGGATCATACCAAAAACCCTGCTCGCCATTCGCAAATAGTTTTTTCATGACAATTTCAAAGCTGAGTTTTGCGCCATTAATCACAGTGGCTCCCGGTGTCCAAAATGCACCGCCAATGACGGTGCTTAGCGGTGTTTTGATCATGTCTATTCCTATGCAACAGATACAATTACATCAATATCAACTTCAGCATTACTCCATGCCCAAATCTTGAAAGGTGGACTTGCCGACAATTCATGTGATGAATGTGCAATATTCAGATCGGTTGGAGATGCATCCGAATGAATGAACGAAAACGGAATGCCACTTACACTAGAGACGTAAGCTGACTGTGAGCCGTTTGTGATTTGTTGCGGTGTTCTTGTGAGTGTGAGTTTTGGCATGCTTGCACCATTCCTTTAGAATTAACGACTGAATGATGATCTGGGCATCAGTCCTGATTAGCAGCTGTTTTGCTTGCATCGTGATTTAAGATGAGTTCGATTAGCGTTCCTTTTGAGTCGCGCGCCTTAAACTCAACTCCTTTTGATTTAGCCATTTCTTGCAATTGAGGAAGCGTTAGATCATTAAGGGCTACTAGCTTTTGTTCGGATTCATGAGTTGTTCCAGTAGGAGTATCGTCTCCTTGAAGCTCAGCAATACGCGCCTTCATAGCAGCAACATCGTTACGGAACTTGTCATGCGCAGAATCAGATTTAGATAGATTTTCCTTTAGCTCAATATTCTCAGCTGAGCCTTTGGTGATAATGTCACTCAGGCGCTCATTCTCAGTGCGCAATTCATCACGCTCTTGAGTTACATCAGCTAATTCCCGCTTAATGTCATCAAGGCCTTCCAGTGCTGATGCACCCACGCCATGCGCCACGCCTTCAGATTGTGTTTTAGGCTCTTTTAAGTTGCTATATTCAATCCAACCCTGCTCTTTTAATTCAGATTCATGATCTTCACTTTCAGCAATCGCGGTTTTAAATACTTGTAAATTGCCCTGGTAGAGCATTTTTGGGTAATCTTTTTTAGACATTTCTTTACTCCAAAAATGACAACGCCCCAATTAAGGGGCATGTGTTGTCATGGGGTTGTGATTAGACGCGAGGCGTTCCAATGCGACATGCATGATTACCGCGCACGGTGGTAAAGCCATACACAACGTCAATACGCGTACCTTCAGACAGGTTGTTGAAGTTACCGCCGGTTTGAATGGTCAAGCCAATCTGGTTGTCAGTCACGCGATAGCCCTCACAGCCGGCAACCACAGGAACAGGTACGAATGCAGCAGCAAACGTATTTTCTGTGTAGCACAGTGCCTGGTCGATGATGGCATTCACACTACCACCAAAGGTGATTGCAGCAGATGCAGCTGGTGATGCGGTCACGTTTGCATTCGCTTGACGCACAGATGAAATCATTGCTGGGTTGATTTCTGGGTAAATTGACAGGTTTTCAGTTGAGCCAGTTGCAGTCACATCATTAAGCACCACAAACTGCATTAGCTTGCCTGTGCTTTGGCGTGTGATCGGGTGGATTGAGTAAACGCCAGCAATGGTGAATACTTGACCTTTTTTCACGGTCTGACCTGCAGTGATTGATACTGTTAGTGTGCCGCCTTTCTGGTTTGCGCCACTTACAGTTAGGCCGGTTGCTGTACCGTAGTTCTGAGCATACAGATAATCAGACTCAATAAACTCAAAGCCACGTGAACGACCAATATAACCTTCTTTGTACTGCTTGGAAATTTCCGCAGTTGGGTTAAAAATAGTGCCAGATGTGTCCACAATCGTATTTGTGAAATCGCTAGACAATAATGCAAAGCGATCCGCATGTGGTGCCAGCGCCTGATTCATCAGTGAGCGTGCGCGACCAAATGCAGCAGTTGGATGCTTTTCATTTGTGGATTGCAACACATAGTTATTCACAGAAAGAATAGCGCGTTTCACTAGATCTGCGTCAATTTCAGTGGCTAGCGAGTTGATTGCTGGTTGCAGGAAGCGCTTTTTAAAGTCATCCAGCTGCAACATACGCTCAGCTACGCTAAAGCGAAGACCAACGTGTTTATGTGTGTCGATTTTAAGTTTTACTGAGCGCTCTTTTGCGTTCAGTTTAGCATCTTCTTCACTGAAGTTTTCGCCATCAGTTACCACTGGCACTGGTGGCACAACAATAGTGACTTCATCCCCGATGGTATAACCATCTTTTTTCGCAAAGTCTTTTTCACGATTGCGGTTAATAGAGCGCGCAAAAACTAAGGTTTCTTCAAGCATTGCAGCCGCTTCAAGAGAGATTTTTTTGTGCGTTAAGATTTCATTGTCAGCCATAGGTCATTATCCTTTTAAACGCTCAGCGCGTCGTTTTGCTAAAAATTCTTCATCACTCATGCTGTCTTCGCTTCGCTTGACTGGTGCATTTGCAGATGTAGGTTTGATTGGTTTTGGAGCATTTGGGATTTTTGGAGCAGCAGATTTTGCCTGCTTCTGTGCAATCATCTGACCGATTTTTACTGCCGCCTGAATTGGCGTCATTTCTGACAATTCAAGGTAAGTATCAGGATCATCAATCAGGTCTTTTGCAAGTAGCAGCGTTTCTTTTACAGACAACCCAAACTGATCAAGCGTTACAGGTAGTGGCGGCATTTCATTGACCTTCTCTGCGTATGCATTGATGTCAATCCCCTCAGAAGCCAACTCTTCAATCGCAGCATTCATTTGTGCTTGCGCTTCGATCTGGGTTTTCTGTGAGTTTTCTTGCTGTAATTTAGCCAGTACCCGGTCTTCGGCTTGTTTAATGAAGAACTCTTGTTGAGCCTGCTGAAAGTCTTCGTAAGACTCAAAATCTTCAACTTTTGGCAGCTCAGAAGTTGCTTTTTTGCCAGACTTATACGACTCAAGTTCTTCACGTAGGCGCTGTGCTTCAGCTGCTGCTTCGGCTCGCTCACGTGCTAACTTCTGAATGCGCTTTTGTGCCCGACTTTGCTTTTCTTCTTCCTGCTTTTGACCTTCTTGTTCCTGTTCAGTTTTTTTCTGCCCAGGATCTTGAGGTTCAATACCAGGCTGTTCTTCATGCTCTTGACGTTCATCACCTATGTTTTCCGTAGCGGTGGTTTCTACGTTGTCTTGAGTATCAGAATTGGGATTCATCTTGTTGCTCCATTGGTGGCAAACCACCGTTTTCGATCATTGCGCTTTCCTCAATCTGATCAGGACTGAGAGCGAGGGGCTGAGCATTTTCTTCAGGCACTAAAAAACCCTCACTTGGAGGGCTTTCAATGTCTTGCGCAGGTCCTATGGGTTGCTCGTATTCCATAGGTTGCGAAGGTAAATCATTTGGTGATGGCTGGTAATTATCCACCCCTTCACCTTGTTGTAACCATTGTGGCGGTATTTGATTCAATGCATTCTGAACACCATTCATTTGTTGCTTGAGTAGCTCAGCAACATTGCGAAGCTCCTGAACATCAGCACGACTTGCAGCATTAATCTGTGCAACTTGAATGTCTTTCTCAGCTTGTAGTTGAGTTTTCACCATTTCCAGTTGTCGATCCTGCTCTTTATCATCCACCAGTTTTTGTAGCTGTTCTAAATCAGCAGTCATTTTCTGAACCATCTGATCCATCTGCATAATCTGCGCTTTGGCTTGCTCTGGATTAAGCTCACCCTCCTCACCCAATAGATTAGGCGGCATGGTTTTCTTGATCCGCTCTGCAATTTCTTTAGCATTAAGCAATGGAGAGTTTTGCAGCAGAATGTCACCAATAATGGTGAACAGCTGAGGATTCATGCTTAATAGCTGCATAATCATCTGGAAGTTCTGTTCGCGCTGGGTGTTATAGCTTGGACCGGTATCCATACGGACATCATAGCGACCCACTGTAACATCAGCCAAAATGCCTTCTGCAGTCTGATCAAACAACTGAAT